GGTGATGCAGCGATAATGTTTTTCCACTCTTCTGCAAGGAATGTAATTGAACCCTCGTATTCGTAACGTCCATAACCACGAGATACAGGTTTAGAACCTGCACCGTAGTTATTTGTTTTTTCTCTTTTAGCGTTCCATTTTACAGAACGTATTCCGGTCAATGGTGCGCCAAGTAATTGGATTTGTACTTGCGCCCATGATACCGATTCCCCATTTATTAATGTAGCCATGTTTTATATTCTTTTAAATGCTTGTTGCAAATGATACATTGAATGTGATTTCCTCAACTGTTCCAATCGGTACAATTACACCCGAAATTTCCAAGTTACCTGTTGAAAGTAAATCTTGTGAAGGGTCGATATCCACACGGTAAGCAGATATTTCCACGTCTCTTTCCATTTGGTCTCCTGTGATTGCGCAAAGTCTTACAAACTCTGCAATATCATCTTCTTTCAAAGTTCCATCGGAATTCAATGTTATAGGACTGTTTAATTTATCCAAAAGTGTAACATAAACACCTCTGATAAATTTATCCATTGTACGTACGTTTTGAATACGTGCTAAGTCGTTAGTATTTGCTATTGCAGTACGTGAACCATTGAACCATGAACCTGTTTTTTCATCAAACTTTCTTAAGAAAATGTAATGATAATCATTCAAGGTATCAAGTTGAGACAAGGCAACAGTTGAATAAGCAGTACCGTTTGCAAAGGCAACAGTATCAAATTCAGTTCCATCACTGATATTCATTTTACCTACAAATCCGATTGACTCGTTCACTTTCACAAATGAAACCGCACCAAGCATCGCACCCATTGAACCGATTGATTTACCAAGTGCATTGTAAAGTGTGTAACCTTTCGCAGCACCGTCTTGTGCAATATCTACCGATACTCTATAATCAGAATTAGCAGTTAAATCACCTAATGCACTCAAAGCGATACCTACATGATCCATTGTAACGATTGCAGAAGCAGGTCTGTAAATAGCCTCATTTGCCATCATTATAGAATCCAATGTAGTTACTTTTGCAGTTGTGTAAGCCGTATCAGGTGCATAAATACCTACTTGTCTTATTTCACCTTGCGCAAAGTTGAACAATGTAGAAACCTCAGCAAATGTATAAGCTCCACCAGGCTTTGCATAAATACCTACATACAATACACCTTTAGGTTGTATTCTAAAGAACTGTGCAATATGGTAGTGTAATTGGTCTACTTCAGAAGCTGCACCACCGCTAAATTGTGTAATCGTTGCAGTAATAGTTCCAACGATAACCGTTGAAATTGGAGTACCACTATTCAAAGCCACACCTTTTGATAACGGAGCGGTTATGGTGATTACACCTGCTACATTTGAGCAAGAATAACCGTGAGTATTAGTACCTGCATTGATAATTGCCTCAATCGCATCTGCTACGTTTGTAACAGTTGTATCGGCGGTTACTTTGGTATAAGTACCAAGTGAAACAACGCCACTGTAATCAGTAACTTTAATCTCAATTGTATCACCATCAGCACCAACGGCAGTAATTTCTACACTACCCGTTGCGGCGGTCGCATCAATATGAGTATCAACTATTCCAAGCCCCTCTGCTTCTGCTAAGGAAAAAATCTTTTTCTCTCTTACAGATGTAGAAAATCCACTTGGAAGGTCGGCATTATCAAGATAAAAGACCATACCGGAAACATGATCTTTCCCAGCTAATGGTCTACCTAATCCCGATGTACCTCTGTTAAATGTTATTTTTGGAAGTGCCATTATTTTTTAGATTTTTTAGTGTCCTCTTTTGGTTGTTCGATAGTTGCCTTTGGATTTTTTTCAATCACAAAGTAATCAACACCGATTTCATTTTTATAAGCATCCGCAAATTCTTTGTTCGCAAACATATTTCTATTTGGGAAAGCAAATAACACTTCATTGTTACCGAAGTAACCCTTTTCAAGTGCTAAGTTTAAAAGTTCATCTTTAGTCATTTTTCTTTGACTTTTTAGGTTTTACGGGCAATTCGCCTTTAATAATTTCATAATTTATGCCTTGCTCGATTGCTTGGTTTACAACTTTCTCAATATCGCAATCAATCCAAACTTGACCATTTTCAAATACTACTAAGTTAGTTTTTGCAATTTTAAAGTAAGGTTGTGCGAATCTTGTAAATAGTTTTTTCATAGAATTATGTTTTTAAATATGAGAGGGGGGTATCACGTACCCACCCCCTCAACACACGTGTGTGTGAAGTTTATTAAGCCTCTTGAATGATAGCTACAACACCTGCTTGAGATGTTCTCATTTTCGATGCACCGAAACCTTGCATAGAAGAAATGATAGAACCATAGTAAGCAGCAGAATCTTCTTCTACGATAACCTCAGTCGCACCTAATGCACGAGCAACGAAGTTTGGATGGTAAGCCAAACAAGCTAAGTTATCAGTTGTAGTTGGAGCAGTTGGAGTACCTGCATCGTTTACGGCTTTAATTACCGGAGTACCTGTATTGTCATAAACAACTACGGTAGGTCTAATCATGATGTCAAAACCATGTATTCTTGTTACTACACCAGAAGGTAATGCAGATTGACCGTAAGATTGCATTTGATAAACGTCTGCAATTGCTAACAATTGAGCGTTATAAATATCAGAAGGCATAACCAAAACACGTCCTTGTTGTGGAATGTTTTGAGAATCTAATACTGATTTTGCTTTCAAAATATCAGCAAGTGTAATCGCTTTACGAGTACCTGTTGCAGATGGTGCTAATGCAGTAGAAACCGCAGAACCTGTTGTTCTTACCATTTGCGCAGCCAAAGAAGGCGCCCATTTGTAAAGAGCTTGGTTAGTCAAAGCCTCTTCCAATGTCATCAAGTGTTGGCTCATTACAGACATACGTTTGTCGTATGATAAGTAAGAAGTTTCTTCACCTTTTTCGATGTGAATTGGTTGTACGTAGTAAGTATCTACATTGTACGTTAATTCACTGTCAGTTCTGTTTGCAATCAATGCAGGGAAAGATGCAACGTTTTTAGTAATCGTTGGATTTGAACCTGCTTGAGGAACGTGTACTGTTTTGTATCTTACAAAAGCGTCATGATTTGTCGCTCTTGACATAATTGCGTTATCTTTGAATAAATTCTCTTGGATATCCGATAACCATTGTTCTCTATTTAATCCCATTTCTGTAAATGTTTTTTGTTTAAAATTAGTCTACTTGTATTTTTGCTCCCATTGGATAGAAGTTTGTGCCATTGTACACAAAACCTTGTGTTTGTGTTTTACCTGCCACACCTGTAATAACCGGTGCTTCGATTGCAGTACCGAAAGTAAATGTTTCAGTTGCATTAGATTTAAAAATCAAATACAATTTAGCACCAGCAGGAACTTGACTTGATACTGTTAAGTTCAAAGTGCAGTTACCTGTCATTGTTTCAGTGGTGATAATTGTTTCAGCAGAATCAATTGTGATTGCTGCGGTAGTTGTAGCGGCTGCGATAGTTTCCGTATCAATTGCGCCAAAAGGAAAATTAATTGCCATGTTTGTTATTTTTTATATGTTTTGTTGAACAATTCATTATACTTCTCGATGTCATTTTTATACATCGCTTGTAATCCTTTAGGATCTTTTTTCTCCCAATCTCTCAAAGTCCACTCACTTCTTTCATCTTTACCTTCATCTTTTTTGTCGATAAAAGAACGGAAGCCAACTGCACCTGCTACGATTGAATTAGCAAAGTTTTTGTACGCCTCAAAGTCGGATTTAGCAAGTTTTAAAGCATCTTCTTTGCCTTCTTGTTTTACCTTACCTTCATTGATTAACTTGTTTACAAACAATTCAATCTCTTCATCTTTTTTCGATGCAAGTTCGTTTTTAGCAAGTTCAAGTTCGTGTTCTAAGTCAATCACTTTTTGCTCTAATTCTGCTTTGTCTTGGTTTAAAGCATTATTTTCTGCCTGTATTTTTTGAACACCTTCAAAGATTACTTCTTCCGAAGCATCATTAGAAAGTTTCAAAAGTTCTGCTACTTTTGTCATGTTTATTTTCTTTTTTGTTAAAAGATTATTTGATAATTCATACAACTTATGTATGTTGTTTGATTCGTTTTTAATGTTCACTATTGAACCGATTGTGCCATCAAAGAAGCCGTTCAAAACCGCATCTTCTGCATCCATCCAAGTTTCTTTTTGCATCAAAGCAAGTACATCATCTACATTCTTTCCCGATGCCTCAGCAAGTTGTTCTGCAAGTGTTTTAGTGATTAAACTGATAATCTCCATTGATTTCTCCGAACCATCCCCACCACTCGCATTGTGCATCATAAATAGACCGTTCTTAACGATGTATTTTTTCTTGCCATACATAGCAATAACACCTGCAATAGATGCCGCCATATAATCAACATACGTATCAACTTGTGTTTTATCACCGCTATTTAAAAGCCTCATTTGTGCAATGATACTTTGACCATCTAACACTGAACCACCCGGTGAATTGATACGAACATTTATTTTAGAATAACCTGCATCAGACAAGTATTGCATTTCATCTGCAAAGGCTTGTCCATCCACGCCAAACAGACCGCCAACCTCCGAGTATAATCGCATGGTTGCCGTATCTTCTGTATTATTTTCTAAATAACGTAAATTCATATAGTGCAAATTACGTAATAATTAAATTGTGTATTTTTTTTGTGCCACTTTATAAATAATTTTGTGCCACTTTTGTATCTTTGTATAAACCAATTAACTAAATGGGAACTAATCGCAAAAAGTCAATTAATGAACTACGTGAAACGCCTGTCGTACGTGTCGTATCTCGGTTTACAGGAACTTTAAAGAATAGATTCTTGAAAGACCTTGAAACGGGAATAGAAGCCTCCGACCTTATTCGAGATATGGCTCGAGAATATTATTCCAAAAGAGATAACGATGCCACTAAACACCGCTATTAATACGGTGAATAAGCTTTGTCTGCTATGTAGCAAACATTTGCTAATACTTGGTGTGTAGTTTCTGAACTTACACAAGTCCATTTAACCTCCAATTCATTATTAACACTATCAATCGCTACGTGTCCACTGCATAAAGGCATTGACACTCCTGTAATATTTGTAACTGAACCGTATGATTTACCTGCTGGATAAGCCACGGTGCTTTGTATTGGATAATTCTCTGCGTCCGAAATAGGGAATGAAATATGTATTTCAGTGGCTGCAACTGATAGAATAACCTCAATTTCTAATGAAACAAAAACAAACCTTCCCTCTCTTATAAGTCTCTTTGTGTTTGT